TTGAGAATATATGAGAATAAAGACGAACTTAAAAACGAGATAAATAAAAGCTTTGCAAAGTATATATCAGAGTTTAATGATATTCCGGAACCTTTAAAAGATAAGAGAATTGATGAGGTTGATCGAACTCCTGCAGAAAATCTTGCTTATCAGATTGGATGGACAACGCTCATTCTTAAATGGGAATCAGACGAAAGAAAGGGTCTTCAGGTCAAAACTCCCTCCGATAACTTTAAGTGGAATCAGCTTGGTGAATTATATCAGTGGTTCACAGATACATATGCACACCTGTCCCTGCAAGAGTTGAAAGACATGTTGAATGAGAATATTAATTCTATTTATGCAATGATCGATTCGCTAAGTGAGGAAGAATTATTTAAACCACATATGAGAAAATGGGCTGACGAAGCAACTAAAACAGCTGTCTGGGAAGTATACAAATTCATACATGTTAATACAGTTGCTCCATTCGGAACCTTTAGAACCAAGATTAGAAAATGGAAAAAGATAACACTATAACTCCCAGTTTGTGGATATAGAAAATACCCTCCCGGCCATCATGGCCGAGAGGGTTTCGTGCGTCTACGGGATTATTCTTCAATCTCAATTTTCAGTCCGGACTTAAGCTCCACAGTGAAATGGTCCTCCCAGACGACGATCCGTTCAAGCCAGCGCTTTACCAGGGCCTCGTCGAAGGCTCCCAGGTGTGCGGGCTGTTGCTTGATAAAATCCTGCAGCTCGTTGATGCGGGCAATCTGTGCGTCCCTGGCGGCGGTATCAACTGTGCATTTTTCTCGCTGCTCCCGGAGTTTGAAAATCTCATCGGCAATCTCATCATAGGCCTCTTTGTTATTGGCCTTTTTAAGAAGCTCTTTTTGGAGCACCTGCAGTCTCTCGTAGATCCCATCAGCGGTATTTTGCTGAGCGCTTCGGATCACCTTTGCGATGTTCTGCTGGAGCTGTGCCTGATAGGTGGACTTATCGCCAAGAAGCGTGTTGATGGCCTGAACTACCACATTCTCTAATATCGTCTCATTGACGGTTCTTGCGTGGCATTCCTGCCCGGTTGGCTCCAGTCTACTGATGCAGCGCCAAACGATGGATTTGCAGCCGCGATTGTTCCAGTGAATTCTGCGGAACATTTCACCGCATTCGCCGCAAACAACAATCTGCGCAAAGCAGTGGTTGCAGCTGTAGGAGCGCTTTTTGCCATTAGCACTGGTTTTGACCACTCGCCTGCGTACCAGTTCTTCCTGTACTTGCAAGAAAATGTCCTTCGGAATAATTGCTTCGTGGTTGCCTTCTACATAGTATTGTGGAACAATGCCATTGTTCTTCACTCTGGTCTTGTTCAGGAAGTCTGTGGTATAAGTTTTCTGAAGCAGGGCATCGCCGATGTATTTCTCGTTTCGGAGGATTTTGTTGATGGTGCTGGTCCACCATTTTGTTTTGCCAGCGCCGGTGAGGATGCCGTCTGCTTCCAGACCTTTTGCAATCCGGTCCATCGAGTAGCCCTCCAGGTATTCTCGGTAGATGCGTTTTACCACCTCTGCCTGTTCTGGATCGATGATGAGATTTCCATCTGCATCCTTGGTGTAGCCGAGGAAGTGATTGTGATTTACCTGTACCTGACCATTTTGGTAGCGAAACTGGAGTCCCAGCTTTACATTCTGGCTGAGGGATTGTGATTCCTGCTGCGCCAAGGAAGCCATAATCGTAATCAGGACCTCACCCTTGGCATCCATTGTGTTGATGGCTTCCTTTTCAAAGAAGACGGGAATGTTCTTATCTTTCAGCTGGCGGATGTATTTCAGGCAGTCCAGCGTGTTTCTGGCAAATCGGCTGATGGACTTGGTGATGATCATATCGATGTTTCCGGCTTCGCAGTCGTCAATCATACGGTTGAAGTCCTCACGCTTTTTTGTGTTGGTGCCGGAAATACCATCATCGGCGTAGATACCGGCAAATTCCCATTCGGGGTTTTTCTGTATAAACTCTGTGTAATGCTCGACCTGAGCATCGTAGCTTGTAGCCTGCTCATCGCTGTCAGTACTGACTCTGCAATACGCCGCGACTCTAAGCTTTGGCTTTGCATCCTGCTGCCTGGCAGTGTTTCCGACCTGCCGTTTTGCAGGGATGACCATAACATTTCCCATTATTTGACCTCGCTTTCTATCAGGCTGTATAGGTATTCTGCCTGCCTGACCGGATTTTCATAATTCTCTGTAATGTCACCAAGTCGAAAGGCGGTAGGTGGCCTTTTTATGATTGGCGCAATATAGCGGTCATTCCGTCCGAGCTTTGTGGAGCGTTTGGTAAGCTCCGCACTGACGGCATCGAAGGATGCCGGATCAATGATGGCCGGGTAGAAGTCATCTCCGAGGTAATGCCTGTTTAGCATCATGCGCTTGGCACCTGCATGGAGAAGGTCAAGCCCGGATTCTTTCGCAGCATTGGTGAGGGATAGACCGTTTAAATAATTCTTGTAAAGGTTTCGAACCTGAGCGGCAGCAGCTTCGTCTATCACTGCCTTGCCATTCTCGATCCGGTAACCGAAGGGTGTGTGTCCCATTAAATCATCTCCTTCAAAATAAGACCACAATGAAGTGCAAAGCCGATTTTCTGGCGGCTGTAAACCTCAATGTGATCCACGAATAGTTCAAATAATTCTTCACTGTATTCCAGCTGCATTTCTTCACGTTCGCAGAAGTGTAGCAGGCGCTCCGTCTCATATACCTTTGTGGCATCCAGTGATTGGGAGCGATTTAGGAGCTCTATTTTGTTCCTATATTCGCCAGCCTGGGAGAGAAGGGCATTATTTTCCTGGGTATAAAGAATCTGGTCAATGTAGCCCTGTCCCATCAGCTTATGCAGGGTTTCTCGCTGTTCGGTGTTCTGCTCCAGCAATATTTCTAATTGTTGGATATTCAGAAGCGATGCATCGCCGGTGTTTTCCTGCAACGCTTTCAAATAAGGCTTCAAGACCAGTTTGTGGCAGTAGACCAACTTATTGATCATCGTGGTAAATGCCAGCTTCAAATCATCATCACGGATATAAAGCATAGAGCACCTGCTGGTGTCCTCCAGGTGAGTGTTGCACACCCAGGCTGCGTATTTCCCGTAGGTACTGGAATGGATTCTCCTACGGAAGGTATTCCCGCATTCGCCGCAGATAATCTTGCTGGAAAAGGCATAGCGCTGTTGATACTTAGCATTTCCCTTCTTGATGCCTTTCTCACTTGCCCGCTGTTCAATCAAGGCTGCTGCAGCTTCAAAATCCTCATGGCTTATAATTGCTTCGTGGTGATCTGGCACATAGTACTGATCGAGGTGGCCGTCATTCTTGTGGCGATTAAAATTGCTGTCGGTATAGGTCTTCTGGAAAATGCAGTCACCGGTGTATTTTTCATTCCTGATGATGTCGCGAATGCTGGTAGAGGTCCAGCGACCGCCTTTCTTGGTTGAAACCTGTTCCTGGTTCAGCTCCTTGGCGATAGCCTCTGTGCCTTTCCCGGAAAGAAGCTCTCGAAAGATGCGTTTTACAATTTCAGCCTGCGCAGGATCTACCAGGATTTCTCCATCCTTCCAGCAGTAGCCGTAAGGGACATATCCAAGCTTATAGGTTCCATCCAGGAAGCGTTTCTTAATGCTCCACTTGTTATTTTCGGAAATCGAAGCGGATTCACCTTCGGCCATAGAGCTTAGGATGGAAAGAAACAGCTCACTTTCCATCGAGCCGGTGTTGATATTTTCCTTTTCAAAATAGATCGGAATATCCAGTGACAGAAGCGTTCTTACTATCTCCAGGCAGTCTGTAGTATTTCGGGAGAGGCGGCTGATGGACTTGGTGATTACAAAGTCGATTTTCTTTGCTTTACAATCTTCGATTAGTCGCAGGAGCATTGGCCTTTTATCAGCCTTGGTGCCGGTGATACCTTCGTCGAAGTAGAGCCCTGCAAAGGTCCAGTCATCACGGGAGGTGATGTAGTTTTTATAGTGCTCTTTCTGTGCATCCAGACTTTCGAGCTGTGCATCAGAATCCGTGGAAACGCGGCAGTAAGCAGCCACGCGAAGCTTTTTCTTCGAAGTCTGTGAAGGTTGGATTTTATCAATTTTGGTTACCTTCTTCATGGTGATTCACCTCCTTTGTCAGTGTATATACATCACTCTAAAGGCCACATATATCAAGTGATTCTGGGCATAATCTCGACGAACATCGGGGAGAATGTATCGCGGTTTAGCTGCGTCAATTTGTTGAATTCCACCAAGGAAATAAGTCCAGCGGAGAGTAGCGCTTCGCTGGTTCTCTGGGCTATGAAGTAGTCGTAATCCTGTTGAGTTTCGATGGATGTTATCGGTACGGCCTTTAGATGAGAAGCAATATCCGTTGCCTGTAATACTGCTTTTGTTTCTTTTTGCATGAAAAGTACCTCCAGTTTCAGTTCTTCACTTTCCACTGGAGATGGGGAGGCAATTTGAGCGGATAAAAATGACAAAGTGCATCAAGGTCTATGTATAAACTTCTCTATAGGCTATAAAAATAGGTCTATAGAAAAGTTAGGAAAGTACCATTGATACACCTTGCAGACAAAAAGAAAAAGGGCCTATAAGGACGCAAATCCTCATAGACCCTGATGGTTATCCCAGTAATTCATTTACTTTTGCCTGCACAGCCGCATAATCATATCCGGCAGAAGTAAGGCGTTTTTTTCTGTCAGCGCCATTACCCCAGTCGCCAAGGATGACCTCACGCGCGATTTCATCAATGGATTTGAGCGTTGAAACAGAGGCACCTGATTCTGTTGTGATGAAGGCATCAAAGCCAGCGGCCTTGAGCTTTGCCATCATGTTGTCAGCATTGGCCTTGTTCTTATAAGCTCCGACCTGTACACGATAAATGGTTCCCTTGGTTGGGGAAGTTCTTCCACCAAGATTTGCGGTAACCTTTGCGGCCAGATCACCGAGACGGGCATAGAGCCAGTCGCCGGGGCAGGATTTGTTGGCAAACCACCTGTGGACAGTGATCACCATCTCATCGGACTTTGGTGCATAATTCAAAGTCTTGTTCTTATCTCCAAACCATAAAAGCTTCTTCTTGCCATTACGCTTGCAGATGTCGGTGCAGAGTGAGATAAGAGAAGCGTAGACCTTATCATTCATCGCATAAGGTTCCGACATGTCAGAGGCACATTCGATGGTGATGGCTCTTTGGTCATTGGCATTAGAAGAGGAGCACCAGCTACGATTTTTCTCTTCAACACATAAGGAGATGCGTCCGTCAGTGCCGATGCCATAGTTGCAGGAGGCCTGACGAGAAGGGCTGGTAAAGCATCCGCAGATGCTCTCAGCAGATAACTGACCGACCACGCAGTGTGGCGTGATGCGGTCGATGGAATGGGTTCTCTGTCCGGAATGATTCGGACTGAGCTTGGTATAGGATACCAAGAAGCTGTTTGTATAAGCCATTTTATTTTTCCTCACTTTCTGCCCTGTCATGGAGCTGTTCTAAAACGGTTTTGATTTTCTCCGGTACCGGAAGTCCGAGATGCGCTGCATTTTCAAGAAGGCTTACACCCTCATTGGAAATGTAGAAAAAGATCACAGCGGTACGAAGCACACTGCCGGTACCGATGATCTGCACATCTAGGACGTTTGCGATTCCGACCAGCAGGAAGATGAGCACCTTTCGGCAGATGCCCTTAAAGCCGACCTCACTAGAGAGGTTTTTGTCTGCAATCGCACACATGACGCCCGTGATGTAATCGATCACCACAAAGGCGAGGAGTGCGTAAAGCAGACCATCACAGCCGCCAAGGAAGTAGCCAAGCCACCCTCCGATCGCTGCAAATGCAAGTTGAATCGTGTTCCAGAATTCCTTCATAATGTTTGTCCTCCTTTGAATTTTGAGTATGAAAAAAGCACCTCGTTATGAGATGCTTGCTTCCGAAGTGATACAGAGTCATTCCTCTGTAATGGTGTATGTGATTTTCATGGTCTTATCTGCGGTCTTGATGACCGGAGTGCCCAGGTTATTGATGGTGGCAAGGTAGGGAGTAATCAAGAACAGCTCCCGGTACAGATTGTAGACATTCGACCGAAAAATCCATTCGCGAAGTGCATATGTTTTATACCGTGCCATCTGATTTCTTCCCCAGGATGCGTAGCTTGCATCTGGCGTATCTCGTACATAGAGCTTTGGCTCTCCGTTCAGAAAATACCAGCCGTTGATCACGATGTCATCATCTACGATATAGGTCCACATGGTTGACGAGACATAGGTGATATTCGGTACCAGCTCAATGTTTGCCACATTGGTGGTATCAATGCGATACACCTGATTGCCCGTATAGCACATGAGCCATTTTCCGCTCATCCCCAAGCTGTAGAATTCACTGATGCCACTTGGAGCGACGATTTTCTGCGTGGTGCATTTATTGCCGTCAATACAATCCATGTACCACTCGTAATCCAGGTGAGTGTAGTAATCCCTGCCGCTGCTGGTGTAACTATATTTACGGTTTTCTCGCCTGACTAATCCATACCATTTTCCATCTGCAGCATGATACAGGTAGTTCCAGATTTCAGAATTATCGTTATATGGTTCCTCCGTTCCATCCTTCTGTCCTCCAATGTAGTGGCAGTAGGAAGGGTAATGGTTCAGCTCAATCGTGGTTTCCTCATCGGCCTCTGTGGTCATTCTTGTCAGAGGCCGATCAACGAGCACTGCATGAAGATAATCATCATGAATCTTTCGAAGCGTGGCCTGCGTAGAGTTATTGTAAGTGGTCATTTCCAGGCGATAGCCCTCACCGATATAAACGCGCTTGTTTCCGCGCATGCAGTAAGGCTTATATTTATCCTGAACATTTGCTGACCAGATACCAATTCTGACCATGTAGTTGCCAGCATACTGAGTTCCTTTTCCTGCCAGCGTGTTGGAAAGGCAGATAGCAGAAATCGTTCCATTTGCCTGTGAAGTAGCAAAGTCCCAGACAAACCGGTACCCGCCATCCACTTCCTTACTCTCGGTGAGGTTTCGACTGCCTCGCCGGATATCCTCTGTGTTATTGGCGTCATCCGATGCATAGCCAATCAGCGGATTATTCAGCGGAGCGTAGATATTGTCTACACGCTCCTCAAGTGCATTCTGATATAAAAGGATGCCGCCCATGATGTTTTTCTTCAGCGGCAGCATCCAATCATCTCCAGTGGAATCATTAAATGTGGTGTTGTTATAAAGCATTCCTTTAATGTTGCAGTTTAGAACATCCATCGTAGCTTCCGTCACCAGGTTTGTGTCTTCGTAGTGCTCCTTTTTGCCGGTATGAACATCTGTAAGTTCAATTACAGTTTTTCCTTTTAGCATAATCATTCCTCCGTATTCAGATAGTCGGTTGTGATGGACTTGAGATATCCGTCTGCGCCGCTGATGATAAATCGATATTTTAGCTGTCCGGTAGTTGCTTTCTCCGCCCAGGAATCCACACTGATGGCTTCGAGAGCAATCTTCGACATTCCGGATTTTTCCTCAGACAGCTTTGCCCACACTGCATTGATGCAGCTCCACCAGCTTGCCCCATCATCAAAGGAGACAGCAAACAGCACCTCGTCCGAACAGTCAGCAGTTACCTTTTCAATGCCAAGAATCGTGGAATCTGACATATCGATGTTTTCGGAATAAAGCACCTGTGGAATTGGTACTCCCGTGTAGCTTACCTTCATGTCTGGGAATAGATTCTCGGAATCATGCCAGTAAAGGATGTTTGGATCATGCAGCGTGATGAGAAGCTTCCCATCCGGGATATCCTGCACACCACGCGTCTCAAAAAGCTCTGCTGTGAGGTTGGTTTCCTCCAGTTTAATAAGAGCATTTTCTCCTACGGTATACAGTGCACCATCGGCATCCGAAATGAGATACCTTCGATTGTATGGATCAAGAAAAACAGGCGCATGATCCACGTATTCAAAGCCATTTCCGGATTCGTCCTTTGGTTTAAAAGAGATGGTCTTTCCGGTAAGGGCCGTAAAGGGAATCGTGCCATCACTGGTAACCAAACTGGAATCTGCCAGGTAACTGCTGTTGGTTGGGATGGTGTCAAAGGAGACACAGATTTCTCCTGTATCGAAAAGAATTGCATCCCAGATCATCCGAGTGGCATCGATTCGATTGCCGTGTACGGAGTAGCCTTCCCAGCGGATACGAAGGAACTTGTAGATTCCCCAGATCGTTCCCTCTTCTCTTCGAAGTGTCATAAGATCGGTATCCCTGCGGACGATTTTCAGCTGCTCCGTATTCTCACCAAAGCCGATCCAGGAGTTGCCGCTGACGTAAAGAGTAGAGGCTGTTTTTCCTTTGTATTGAAACCAGTCAACACCTTTCACGGTATCAGTGCCATCATCCTGCAGAGAATTGTTTCGAAGGATCTCCATGTGTTCGGTGCTCTTTAAAAGATCCTCGATAGTTCCATAATCAAACATTACTTACCTCCAGTTCTGTTATTTCGGTCATATTCTGAAGCCCAAGTGAAAATGCAACAAGCCGTCCTCGGTCAATCTCCTGGTCCTGACCAGAAATACGAGTGCTGAAAGATTTCTTCAGCTTTACGGCACCATCGGTAATCTCAGTAAAGCTATTCAGCGGAAGGTCAGCAGCATACAAAACCTTCATATTGATAAAGGGAAGCGTATCAAAAGGCAGAATTGCAAGATCAGTCAGACTATCAAAGTTTCCTGTCGGAATCACAAGCTTCAGCATCCGACCACGATCAAGGCGGACATTGCTATTTCCAGAGAAAACATACTCTTTACGAAGTTTGAAGACGTCATCATCAAGGACATATTCCTTTTGGTAATGCATCTTCTTTTTATCAGCGGTTTCTACCACATCATGTACAATCGGTGCAAAGAGGCGAAGCGAGTCCTTCATGGACCGCATCGGCATTCCCATTAAGGAGATAGATGCCACGTGGTCGTTTAATCCTGTCTTTTTCGGAGCAAGGAAATGTACCGTAACCGTGTCATGCAGCGTATGTGTTGGCATAGAGGAAAGAAGAATCTTCTTCAGAGTATCGTCTGCTGTGATTCGTCCATCCCAGCGTTCCTGCACACCAAGTCCCTGTCCGATGATTGTTGCCATGATATTTTGTGCCTCGATATGCCCGATTCCATTTTGCATGGAGATCAGCACCTCAAAGGTATGGAGCTGATTTGCCGTAAGGCCGATGATCGGGTAATAGAGTGTCAGGAGATGCTTTCCGCTGAGCCAGGATTCTTTCGGGTGGAATTCCTCAACCTCATGACCATCCAGCACATAGAAAACGGAGAGTGCAGTTTTCCCGTCCTCGTTCCAGGAGAGTGGAAAGGAAATTACCTTCTTGTTTTCAACTTCGTTTCCCTCGTCATCTGTGGTTGTTCCGAGGTCAATGGTCGTTTCCGCAGTAAGCATCCGGGTATCAGGATTGCTTTCCACATCTATGATCGCCTGGGCATGAAATTCCGCATTGGTCTCATCACCGGATGCAAACTCCATGTTGATGATGGACAGCTTTTCTTCTCCGGCATCCAGTGCCAGGGCATTGGTGAAGGTGTAGATGCTGAGCTTCGTTTCACCAATGGAGCTGATCAGTCCACTGATGTTTTTGTCGTTCTTACTTTTTGCTGCAGCAAGCCTTGGATTTTTGCCGACGCATTTCACAGTTTGCTTTCCATTGATTTTTGTATAGATGGAAGTGATTGCAGACTGTTTCGTTTCATCTGCATGACCGCCGGTAAAGCGGAGCACATCTCCCAGGTCCAGCACAGGATTGCCGATGGTTTCTGAATCAAAGGGTACATATTCTAAAGTCGAAACAACATCGAGAATCGTGTTAATGATTCGTTTCCTCGTTTCTTCCAAGCCAAACTGCAGAAGCGGATTTACACCAAGATTCATCGTCAGCCCATCATCCGGATTCTTCGCATAGTATTCCGCTGTTTCCGTCTTTTTGTTGGTGGAGCTGACTGCTGTGTAGCGAGTAACGAAATCGGAAAAGCTGCTGCTGAACCGATGACGAATATCAATTGCCATGACTGGCGTGTTCCCGTAAGAGGTCAGAGAAAGCTTTCCATAACGATCAATGACTGCAAAGCATCCGAGTGTCTGTGCAAGGTAATAGAGAAAATCACGCCATGATTCGATGTCATTATCCTGATAGATACCAAGTAGCTCGGTGCCATTCGGCAGGGCCTCGATTTCTTCCTTTGTTTGCGCAAGCTCCACATGGCAGGCTTTCGATAACAGAAAAAGAAATTCATAGGGAGCTGCACTGGAAAGACCTTTATTGAAGGCTTTATCCAGGTTTAGCATTCCATCATAGGCTTTCAGCTCCAGTGTTTTGATACGCCGATTGGCTTCGGCAACATAGAACACACCCATCGGAATGCTCTCCGTACTGCCATCGTCAAGCAGCAGATGGAACCAGAGCTTGATTTCAGCTTCATCTAAGGTGTATCGGTCGATATCACAGAACAGGCTGATGCCAAGCTCTGCGGCATACACTGAGCCAAGCTCAATCTCAGAGTTTCCGCAGCACTGCCTGGAAATATATCCGCTGCCTTTTACGATATCCTCATTGCCGAATTCATAGATTTTCTCATCACTGGTGGTGATCGTGCCGGTCCAGTAATATTTTCTTGTGTTACTTTTGACTGCCTGCATAAAGGCATCCGATACTGGATACACAGCACCACCTCCATTAAAATTCGTTCAGGGTAAAGCTCACTGCCCACAGTCCCTTGTAGGATGTATCCTTTTTGAGCTTTGCCTTAAATCCACTGATATACATTTCTGTTTCTTTTTGGGATAAATTCTCGGTATCAAAATATTGAACCGTCAGCTTTGGCAACTTGGAAAAGGCCGTCAACTGCTTCAGCCATTTTGGGGATACAGAGAAAGAGACGGATATCTTCACGACACCCGTCCTTACGACATCCCGCTGCGTAGTGCCTGCTTCCGTTTCACCGCTGGAATCCGCCTCTACATCGGAAAGATCGAGGTCATAGGAATCCGGCAATGGGAGGGCAGTACCATTGAAATTCAAATATTGCATAAATGCCATCGTTACCGACCTCCGCTTCTAAGATTTGCCCGCTGCTGGGCATTGACAATGACTTCATCTAACATCGTGCCGCCAAGGTATACCGGAATTACGATGTCTCCGGTCTGACCAGTTACACCAGCGAGGCCTTCACGAATTGCTGCAGTAATACCAGAGAGGGTATCGGCTGTTCCAGCAGATGTAGTGGCTGTAGCAGTTTCCATTCTTCCAATTTGCGGATTGATCACCATGTTCGCGGCTACTCCATCCATTGCCTTTGCCACAAGGCTCTTACTCTGTTCGATGCCTTTTGCAAGTCCAGCCATGAAGTCTGGCATCCAGGATTCATAATCCGTGAGTGGTCCTTCATCTGGTACGGAGAAGTGCAGTACGGAGCGAATCTTGTTTGCCACACCATTTACCGCATCGGTAACTGCGCCAACAGCTGACTTGATACCATTCACGATACCCATGATGAGGTCGCGTCCCCAGCTGAATGCTTGAGAAGCAAGCCCCTTTACATAGCCGACTGCTCGCTCGAAGCCAGAATGGATCACGTTATAAATCTGACCGATGATGCTGCCGACAGCCGACTTTACGTTATTCCAGATAGAAGAAACCGTGTTCTTAATGGTATTCATCACACCAGAGATATAGCCGCTGATGCTGTTCCAAATACTCGTCACAACACCCTTGATGGCATTCAGCACGGACGTTACAACCGATTTGATAGCATTCCAGACTGTCGTAAAGATGGACTGGAGTGTGGTCAACACCGTAGTTACCACAGTCTGAATGGCCGTCCAGATTGTCTGGAAAAAGCTCTGCAATGCAGTGAGAAGCGGAGTCAGGAAGGCAACGATGGCATTCCAGATCTCCTGAATTTTTGTGCTGATTGCATCCATCGCCATGCCGATCAAGATTTGAATAGCCTGAAAGATGGTTTCAAACAGATACCGAAAGGCTTCGAGCAGCGGGCCGAAAACCGACACAAATCCGTTCCAGATATTCGTGATTGTAACGACGATACCCTGCACAATGCCACCGACGGTCGTGCTGATTGCAGTCCAGATGGAAGAAGCAGTCGTAGCAATGCTCGTCCAAATACCGGAAAGAAACGTAGCAATTCCTGAGACAATGCTTCCAATCGTATCGGAGATTGCTTGCCACACCGTACCGGCAAGTGTTTTGATGTTCTCCCACAGACCAGAGAGGAAGGTTCCGATTTCCGTCCAGTGTTCTTTGACCACTATGACAAGGTTTGCCACTGCAAAGACAATCGCAGCCACCACACCTGCGACCAGTGCCGGAGCACCAAGAATGACCGCTCCAACCGCAGCAAGGGCGATGCCAACGCCCATTAGGATATCCTTTACTACGGAGAATCCGTTCTGGAACATATCAATGAAGTTTTTTACAGCGGTGATAGCACCACCAATCACAAGGCCAATGCCGGAGAACACCTTCAGCACGGCACTGATTCCGGAGGTCGCGACACCGATGCCCTTGATGGCTCCCGTGACCGTATTCACGGCACCTGCAATCTTCGGTGCCATCGTCATGATAGAGCCGACTGCACTCATGATCTTTCCAACAAAAATAAGGACCGGTCCAAGAGCAGCCACGAGAAGTGCCACCACGAGGATAATCTGCTTCACTGGCTCCGGCAGTTTATTGAGAAAATCCACCAAGCCCTGCAAAGCCGATACCAGAGAACGGATTGCAGGCATCATAAGATCCGCAAAGGAAATGGCGAGCTCCTGAAGCTGCGATTTCAGAATCGTAAGCTGACCACTTAAGTTGTCCTGCATGGTTTCTGCCATCTTCTCAGATGTGCCATCACAGTTCTTGATCGCGCCTTCGAGCTTTGAAATGTCCCCAGGTGCGGAGTTCATAAGAGCAAGGAAGCCGGACATGGCATTCTTTCCGACCAGTGCTTCTGCATTGGAGGCCTTTTCAGAATCGGAGAGCTGCCCGAAGGCGGACCGGCAGTCTGCAAGGATTGCCGTGAGACTTCGCATCGATCCATCGGCATTGGTGGTTGCAATCGTCACATCTCCGATGGACTTGCCAGAGAGCTTCACCTCGCCAGTAAGGTTGTTCATGATGGTACGAAGAGAGGTACCGGCCTGTGTAGATTTGATGCCAGCATTCGCCATAAGGCCGATGGCCTCTGCGGTATCCTCTGCAGAAAATCCAAGCGCACCCGCAATCGGAGCACAGTATTTGAAGGTTTCGCCCATCATACTGACGTTCGTATTTGCGTTAGAGCTTGCCGCTGCAAGGATGTCCGCGAAATGCCCGGAGTCCTTGGCGGTGAGTCCAAATGCAGTCAGTGCATCGGTTACGATATCCGATGTGGTGGCAAGGTCCTCACCAGATGCCGCAGCAAGATTCATGATGCCTTCGATACCATCCAGCATGTCGGAGGTTTTCCATCCGGCCATCGCCATATAGTTCATGGCATCTGCAGCCTCGGATGCTGAGAACTTTGTTTTCGCACCCATCTCACGGGCCTTTGCACGGAGCTTGTCGAAATCCTCTCCGGTTGCACCGGACACGGCGGCTACCTGGCTCATAGAAGAATCGAAATCGGAGGCTGTTTTTACAGCAGCAACGCCAAGAGCTGTAACTGCAGCAGAGGCAGGAAGGAGCTTTTCACCAGCGGAGGAAACCTTATCGCCTGCAGATTTCAGGCTTTCACCAGCATTAGCAATCTTCTGCACAGCAGTGGCAGACTGATTTGCCTGTGTCTCCAGCTTTTTGAGATTTTGCTCGGTTTCGATAATTTCCCTCTGCAGAGCATCATACTGTTCTTTGGAAATGTCACCATTCGCAAGCGCCTGATTTGCCTGCTCTGCAGCAGTCTTGAGAGTAGCGAGCTTTTCCTTCGTTTCGCTGACCGCGCTGGAGAGGAGCTTCTGCTTCTGCGCAAGCAGCTCGGTGTTGCCCGGATCCAGTTTTAAGAGCTTTTCGACATCCTTTAACTGCGCCTGGGTGTTCTTCACTTCTGAATTCACCTTCTTTAACGCAGTCTGAAGTTTCGTGGTATCACCGCCGATCTCGACGGTAATACCTTTAATACGGCTTCCTGCCATGAGGGCCTCCTTTCCTTAAAAATGGGTATAAAAAATGCCCGGCATTACTGCCAAGCATAGGAAACTCACCATTCAAATAAATCTGAACGATGCCACACATTATAATTTTAGCCAATCACAGTAGTACAGCCAGGATTACCGTAATGACTTGTATTATTACAATAATAGCTTATTTGGTATCCCGCTCCCTCAATAAATCGAACGGCAAAATACCCGTCCTGAAGATCGATGTGATCACCGTTTAAATAAGAAGAAGTGGGGTGTGATGGCTACCGAATCTTCCTTTGATATGGTTAAAATAAATCAAAATCTTCCTGTGTCGCAAGCTGCTGATAACCCTTGTAGTCATCATTGCTGCTTTCTGCGTACATATCGTTCACCATCCCGATTGTGAGTAAATCAAGATCCCGGATGGAGATGCCGAGCTGTACGCAGCGAAGCAGAAACAATGGCGTGGTCATCGGCCGGTCAGTTGCGTGAAGTTTTTTTTAGACTCTACATCCGTCTGGACATTTAAGCCCCAGAGCTCGATGATTTTCGGAAGCACCTGGTAGATGGAGAAGGTGCTGAACTCATCAAGCCATTCCTCCGGGCTGTCCGGGATGGTGGGATCTGCATGCTTTGCCATGATGTAGGCGATGTTCTCGAACATCTCAAGAGAAAACATATCGAGATGGGAAGAACCCTCATCCCCGTTTCCGACAGCCTTTCCAAGCGCATCGAGATCCTTATAGATATCTCGGTGGAACTTGATACGATAAATACGCGGAATGGCAGCAGATGCCTTGAAGGGCACCTGCTTTCCGTCAATCTCAATCTTCTGAATCATACTCATACGATCACTCCTTTACTGACTTTGCAGGCTTTGCTGCAGACTGCGTTGCGGCATCGCTCTCTGCCACAGGCACATAGACCGCCTTGTACCAATCAGCATAGGTGGCAGCATCCGTGGTATTTCCGGTCTTTGCTTTCACCATACCATTTGCAAGCGGCACCGCCTTCAGGGACAGCTTCTCCGTCTGTACTTCCTTGGAATCCTCATTCGTCTTTCCTTCGATGCCGGGACGGGAAGCGGAGCAGTTATACAAAACATGACGGATGTGCTTCTGGTCGCCGTCAAACTCGAACAGGAGCGCAAATGCTGCAAGCTCCACCTCGGAGTTTTCAATCAGCACTCCCTTGGAATCCAATGTTTCCTTCAGTACGTCCGTGCGGAAGGACTCCGGAATCAATGCAAGCTCCAGATCTCCGTCATAGCCACAGTTATTATTGATCACGTAATACACACCGCCATCCGCGTAAAAGTTCTCCGGCTCACCATTTGCATCCAGTGAGATCGATACGGAGCCCGGCATCGGGACCGGGGTTCCGAAGGTGGGCGTACCATCCTCGCCAATGGTAAGGAGCGCATAGTGCGTATTCTTCAGGTTGAATTTCACCTTATTTGTTTTTTCAGCCATCGTTAATTTACCTCCATTTCAAATGAATACAGGACTTCGTAAAGCTTCTCTGATTCGATCCAAGTCTCGGATTTTTCATAAAAAATGCCATGCTGATCGAGCACGGCTTCTATACGCTGTTCTGCCGACAAGTCCTTACAGTCGGTATACAGTTCGATATGAATTTCATTGATCTTATAGTAGACATGTCCGTCTGCCGCGAAGTTGTCACTGTTCGGTGTAAGATAACAAATAAACGGCGGATCTGGGCTTTCTCCCTCTGTAAAGTGGTCGTAGGCAAAGGGAAGGCCTATTTTATTCATGATTTCGATTAACTTCCCCATGTGTTATCCTTTCAGGGCCTTTTCAATTTCACGCTCCAGTGTATCAATCGCCTTTTCTTCCGCTGGTGCGATATGAGGCCTGGCGGCGACACGACCACCGCCTCGCTTTGCATGACCAAATTCCAGAAGGTGGGCCAGTTGATAGCGGTTTTTAGAATGCACCACAAGCTCCAGAGAATTGGAGGTTTCCTTTTGCGTTTTCACAGCCCAGCTCTTTGCGTATTTCCCGGTGTCCTTGGGAGCAGTTGCAGCAATCTCATCCTTGACGGTTTTACCAGCCTTGCGGACCGATGCTTTTAGGTCATCCGTTGCAAGGCTGGCATATTCCTCAAGCCCCTCCATAATCGCATCCGCCATCTGGCCAATGCTTACCCGATCAGTTGCCATTGTTAACGCCTCACTTTCTGACAGGAGAGTTTGATGCATTTTTTCTTGTAATTCATGTGGTCGATGGCTGTGATGTCATAAAGCGTATCGTTAAACTCCACACGATAATGCGTGGAATCTAAGACGGCAGCCTTCTTGCACCACCGGATAGTAAAATCGACCTTCGTATTGTCTACAATCATTCCAGCATCCGTATCTTCCTTGCCTGCCTCAGCACTTACCGTTGCATAGCAGCTGTAGTAGGGTACCCAGCTTGTTTTATGGTTTCCGATGGCATCTACAGTTACTTCATTTTTGGTAATGAAGATGCGGACATTTAAAAGTTCAATGTTCATCAGAAGACCTCCTTTCTGGCACCGAATAGCAGAGAGCGCAGTGTAAGCGTCAGTGCGTGATGATCTGCTTCCTCTCGGTGCTCGTACAGGTATGCAGCGGTATAAAAAATGGCAGCCTTGGCATTCTCACAAGCAGACAGCTCGTCAAGATTCTCTGTGCGAAGGATATCCATGCAGATTCTTGTTGCAGCAGTGATTAGAGTTTCGATGAGAGCATCGTCATCATCAAAATCCACTCGCAGATAGTTCTTCATTTCTTCCAGTGTAATGAGCATTTCTCATCGCCTCCATTCTTTAGGATATGGTAAGGGTAGCGCCATTCATCACAAATGACGCCACCTTTCATTCAGACTACCTTAGGCCTTGGCAGCTTTTGCACTACCGGTGATGGTAAGAATCTGCACAGCCTCCGGAAGGATGAGCTTTCCATCCACACGTTCCTTGGCCACATAGCCGATCATGCCATTTCCAGCAAAGAGCTCTGTGAGCTGCTTGAAGGAACGAGTACCACGATCTCCGATGTTGTAGTAGCTGTAATCACCGAAGGCAATCTTACCAGCAGGGCAGAACGGAGAAGTGTAGACATCATAGCCCAGGAGCTTATCCGGCTCCCCAGCCACAAGAGAAGGCTGCCACATATAGGCACCATTGTTGTCCTTGAGCTGGCGGATAGAAGCGATGGTCTGATCGTTCATGATAAACTTTGCATTCTTACGGTAAGGACGCTTCAATGCGTACACAAGCTTAATCACATCATCGGCGGTAAGAGAAGCTGTGGAAATGGCTGCAGTGCCACCACCGGTCGCAGCAAAAAGACCCAGAGGCTGACCAACACCGGAACCATTCAGGAAGGCCTCCTCCTCAGCATTAGCAAGAGCTTTACCGAACATGTCAATGATGTAGCTTTCCAGGTTAAAGGCATTGTCGTAAAGAAGCTCCTCGGTTACCTTGATGGCAACATGCAGCTTGTGGGCATCCAGCAAAATCTGGTCGAAGGTTGCATCACCGAAGCTGAGTGCGCCACCCTCCTCGATCCAAGCAGCTGCAGGCTTAGTTGCTGCAATGTTGATCTTGTGTTCACCGGATGTAGTAATCTTGTGACCAAGCTTACGCAGGATGTTCTCCTCAGTAAGGACATCAACCAGGCGATGGTCGTACTCATCCGGTACCAGATAACCACCATCTGCGTCCACACCTTCCTGCAGTACGTTCGAGATCTGCTTGAAGTTAGAACGAAGGGCAGTGAGCATTCCGGCCTTATAGGCATCGGATGCGCGGCCTGTTTTCATATCTGGCTGAGTCACAATGGAAGGCTTAGAAGTAAGTGGAGTATTTACCGGCTTGGAAAGCTCGGCATCCAGTGCCTCCTGGCGCTCCAGACGAGCGATTTCCTTGCCAAGGTCTGCGATATCCTGTTCCATCCTGGTATAGGTTGCATCGTCCTCGGCAGTGAGGGTACCCTTCTCGGTACGATGAGAATCCAGAAATGCCTTAGCAGCATTCCATGCGTTGTTACGTTTTTCGCGAAGTTCATTAATCGTCATAGTAGTATTACCTCCATTAAATGTGTTGTTTGATAAGATTTAAGCGCTCCATGAGACTGTCTACAGAGCGCTCCGAAATAGCAGGCTCAGCAGGCTTAGCCGGAATATGACATTTGGCTGCCAGCTTCTCGATGAGTGAATTGGTGAAAGCTGTGCGAGAGAAGGAAGCAGAAGTAGCAGGCTGTGCAATGTCAGCTTCATCCTGCGTATCTCGTTTCATAATTTCATCTGCAAAGCCAAGCTCAATGGCCATATTGGCATTCATCCAGGTTTCGGCATCCATCAGATGAGAAATCTTTGCTCGACTTAGACCGGTCTTAATCTCATAGGCATTGATGATGGATTCCTTGACTTCCTCCAGCATGGCGATGGCCTTTTGCATCTCTGCTGAATCACCGAAGGCCATCGTGGCCGGGTTATGGATCATCAGCATGGATACAGGGGACACCATTATCTTGGTACCGGCCATTGCAATGACCGATGCAGCAGAAGCGGCAATACCATCAATCTTGACGGTAACGTTGCCTTTATAATCCATCAGCATGTTGTAGATCTGGGCAGCTGCAACACAGTCACCACCTGGTGAATTGATCCAGACAGTAATATCGCCAGAGCCACTTAAGAGCTCCTCCTTAAAAAGGGCCGGTGTGATATCGTCATCAAACCAGCTTTCCTCGGCGATGGTTCCGTTCAGGAACAGTGTTCTTGTTGTCACTGTTTCCTGCGTCTCCTGATTCGTCTGTGTCTGATTTTTCCAGTTCCAGAATTTCTTCATTGGAATCGTCCTCCTTTCCAGCAGCAGAAGAGGCTGCAAATATTCCTGCATCTTCGAGCTTGGTCATGTTGCCATTGATGAGATATAAGTCACCACCAAGCTCCGCTGGGATGCGGTCCAGGTTTTCAAGCTCACGGATATCATTTGCAGACATCCAGCCATTTTGACGAGCTGTAGCGTAGCCGTTCATGCGACTTTGATAATCGCCGCGAAGCAGGCCATCTACATTGAACTTGACAAAATAAGCAGCCTTCTCGGAATCTGATAGAAGGGCGCGGTTTAGCGCCTGTTCCCATCGAACAATCCAGGGCTCCAGGGTGTACTTCACATATTCCAGCGATTGCTGCTCAATATTAGAAAAGCTCGACTTCTCCAGGTCTCCTACCATATGAGGAGGAACTCTGAAGATTCGAGCGATTTCATCAATTTGAAATTTACGTGTTTCAAGAAACTGCGCTTCATTCGGGCTGATAGAGATTGGCGTGTAGTGCATGCCTTCCTCTAAAATTGCAATCTTATGAGAATTGCTGCCGGAGAAGCCCTTGTTCCAGCTTTCGCGGATGGCATCCGGATTCTTGACGGTTCCGGGAAATTCCAGCAGACCTCCAGGAGTGGCTCCATTTGCAAAAAACTTAGCGCCGTATTCCTCTGTGGCGATGGAAAGGCCGATGGCATTCTTAGCCATGGCAATCGGCGAGTAACCAACCAGTCCATCAAATCCGAGGCCTGGTACATGAAGTACATCGGATGGCCTGAGCGTCACAGTTCCAGCTTTCATGGTTTGGGCATCCGACTCCTGCATCTGATATTGATAATAGAGGTGCCCGTGCTCATCCCGATCCACGGTCATGCGGTTAGGCATCAGCGGATAGAGCCCGATGACCTGACCTTTACCGTTGCGAATAATCTGCGCATAGGCATTGCCATACAGTAACAGGTGTGTCATCAGCGTTTCTCGAAAGACAAAGGAGGTCATTTCCGGGTTGGGCTCATCATGCAGGATTTTATACAGTGGATGAGAGAGGGCCTTTTCCTTGCTGCCGGATTCCTTATATTGATAAAGATGTACCGGTAAGCATGCGATGGATTCCGATAGAATTCTTACGCAGGCATACACAGCAGTCATCTGCATGGCTGATCGCTCGTTGACGGCCTTGCCGGAGGTGGTGCCACCAAAGAAAAAGCGATAGCCGGAGCCATTTAGGCTGTTGGTCGGCTTATCTCTTGAGTGAAACAGTCCTGATAAAAATCCCATAAATATTCCTTTCTGCCGCAAAGGGCGTATAAAATTCAAAGTTTCGTCATAAAATAATCTATGCAAATGCTTGCAATCGCAAGCAAAAGCGAATATAATAAAGAAAAAGGAGGCGATACTATGGCAAATACATCCGCTGTTTATGCAAGAATAGATACCAATCTCAAGGACAATGCTGAGAGTATTCTTTCTCAGCTTGGCATTTCTCCATCCAGTGCAATTCAGATGCTTTATAGTCAAATTGTACTGAAGAAGGGTATGCCGTTTGAACTGAAACTTCCTTCTTCTAAGCCATTAGCTGTTGGTGCAATGACCAGAGAACAGCTTGATGCAGAACTCCAGAAGGGTGTTGATTCCATCAAAGCAGGAAAGGTATATTCTGCGGATGAAGTCGATGCGGCACTTGCAAAGGAGTTTGGCATATGACAGATAGCTATAAAGTCGGCTATTCTGTAGATGCACTTGATGACTTACGTGAAATCTATTCGTACATTGCGAATGAACTCCTTGTTCCGGAGACTGCTTCTGCTCAGCTGAGCCGTATCCGAAAAGAGGTTCATTCATTGGATTTCATGCCAGCTCGCTATGCGTTAGTTGACTGGGAGCCTTGGCATTCGATGAAAATGCATCAGCTTCCGGTAGACAACTTTATTGTGTATTATCTGGTTGATGACGAGAAAAGGACAGTTACAGTAGCACGCATATTCTACGGTGGTCGAGATATCGAAGGAATCATAAATTCAAATAAATAAACAGTAATGGAGCTTTTTGTGTAAAAACAAGAGCTCCATTTTTATATGAATAAGATTCCTCTGCCATCGTAGACAGAAGCACCGGTGTCATTGCCGCAGCGAATCGCGCGGTCTAGTCCCATGATAGTGGCAATCGCACCATCAATCTTTTCTGTGGATTTTTCTTTGTCGGCCTTAATATTTCCGGCGGGGTCTGTACGGATGTAGATGTTATCCATCATCCAGCGAAGCACCGGATGGCCGCCATGCGCCAGACGTTCCTCCAGAGTTAGCTTCATGAGTTCCTTGGTAGGAGGGCTCATATCCTTAAAGCCCTGGCCGAAGGGAACCACGGTAAAGCCCATGCCCTCCAGGTTTTGTACCATTTGGACGGCTCCCCAGCGGTCGAAGGCAATCTCACGGATGTTGTATTTCTCACCCAGGCGCTCGATGAATTTTTCGATGTAGCCGTAGTGGACGACGTTACCCTCCGTGGTTTGCAGGAAGCCCTGTCTCTCCCAGACATCGTATGGCACGTGATCACGACGAACTCGCAGCTCCAGCGTATCCTCTGGTACCCAGAAGTATGGGAGAATGGCGTATTTGTCATCCTCATCCTGGGGCGGAAATACCAGCACAAAGGCGGTGATATCCGTAGTGGAAGAGAGGTCCAGACCGCCATAGCAGACACGTCCTTCCAGCTCATCCGGATTGACTGCAAAGGAGCAGGCATCCCATTTCTCCATCGGCATCCAGCGGACCGCCTGCTTTACCCATTGATTTAAACGAAGCTGTCGGAAGGAGTTCTCTTCTCCAGGATTTTGCTTGGCTGACTCACAGGCGGCCTTCACCTTATCAATGCCGACTGTAATGCCCAGAGAGGGATTTGCTTTCTTCCAGACCTTCGGATCCGTCCAATCATCAGATTCGTCTGCACCATAAATCACCGGATAGAAGGTAGGATCAATCTTCCTGCCTTCCAGGATGTCCTTGGCTTTCTGATGGGTTTCATAACAGATGCTGTTGGTGTCTGTTCCAGCAGTGGTGATGAGAAAATACAGTGGCTGCATTCTGGCATCTCCGGAGCCCTTGGTCATAACATCAAAGAGCTTTCGGTTGGGCTGAGTGTGGAGCTCATCAAAGACAACACCATGGATGTTAAAGCCGTGCTTGGAGTAGGCTTCTGCAGATAGTACCTGATAGAAGCTGTTGGTTGGTGTGTAGATGATACGCTTCTGAGAAGCAAGAATCTTCACACGCTTGTTGAGCGCCGGACACATACGTACCATATCTGCGGCAACATCAAAAACAATGGTTGCCTGCTGACGGTCAGCTGCACAGCCGTAAACCTCAGCGCGCTCCTCACCATCACCGCAGGTAAGAAGCAGGGCCACGGCAGCTGCAAGCTCAGATTTCCCCATCTTTTTAGGAATTTCCACATAGGCAGTATTGAACTGGCGGTATCCATTTGGTTTCAGCGTACCGAAGAGATCACGGATGATCTGCTCCTGCCAGTCAATCAGCTCGAAGGGCTTACCGGCCCAGGTGCCCTTGGTGTGGCAGAGGCATTCGATGAAGCTCACCGCATAATCCGCAGCATCCACATCATAATGAGAATCCTTTGCTTTGAATTTGGTCGGTTTGTATTTCTTTAATTTACGCACATGCTTCACCTCCGGGCATAAAAATAAGTCGTTACCGTATTGGCACGACCATCATCAATAAATATCGTATAACGAGGAACACACCCTTGCGGGCGGTCCTTCGGGAATGTTCTTAGTTGTATTCCTTCATCAGAATGGCAAGTGCCATCTCGGTTTCTTCGTCGACCGGCTCGATGTCCAGGCCTCTGTCGTAGTTGTAGGCGATCTCACCGTTTCTCTTCAGCATGAGCTTTGAAATCTTACCGCCGTCAATGCCGTAGTCCTCGCTCGGCTCTTCATAATGCTTTACCCAATAATGGAAAATGCTGTTTTCAATCTTGATGCTTCCTTCTGCCCACATGGTTTTGCCCTCCTTAGTTCAGCTTGAAAAGGTATCCGTGTGCCTTTTCATACTCATCGCTCATGAAGGCTTTGTGCTGGCTGTTGATCTCAATCAGGCCAGCCAAGGTGCATCCGGCTTTCTGGAAAAGCCATGCGGTTTCAACTGCGCTGCTCCAGGTGGAAGAGAAGGTGAAGGCTTCAATGCCGTATTCCTTCATGCAGGCTACCAGGCCTTCGACTGCGTCATCGCGGATGGTGTCGTTCAGGTCGATGTATTCGTTGCCGCAGTCCTTGGCGGTTTCATAAGCGATCCAGATGCGCTGCTCTGTGCTACTTAAGGCATCAAGCTTTGCGGTTGCCTGCTTGTAAATGGCTCTTGCTGCATCCTGCTCAGCCGTGTTAGTTGCTGTGGCGTAAGCCCTTTTTGCTTCATGGATTCCTCTGTAAGCTTCTTCAAAAATGTTCATCATGGTGTGTGCCTCCTTGTTTTCTTTTGGTAGTACATATATCACTCTGAAAGCACATAATAGCAAGCTGATTACGGACAATATATGTACCAAAGATCGGCTGCTATATGGTGGAGAAAACTGTGTATATTACAGCTTCTTCACACGATCCACACCGTAGATTACATTGAGTCCAGAACCATTATCCCAGTCCACCAGGAGGCTACCGGTATCATCCACACCGGTTACCGTTCCCTGGGTACCGATGGGCGGTGCCTGAGCATCGTCCATCTCTACAAGCTCCACTCTGGTTCCGATGGGATAGCGGAGGCGCAGGTGCTCAACCTGCGCTCTGTTAGCGAATAACATGGCCTTCACCTCCTGCGTAGGAGCTGTTGCCGCAAAGGTATCGGCAGAGGATCCTTCGGCTTTGCTTGTATTCGTCTCCGATAAAGCCGAGGCGAAGAAGAAAGCATCGGAAGGCGTATTTTTCGTTATCTATATATGGCTTTGCCTTTGCAGTGATACGCTTCTGTTCCTTACTCATCCTGCAAAGGGCAGAAAGGAATGTAGTGTAGGCAGTGATGGCATCGAAGTCCGGCATGCTAGGCCACCAAGGGAAGCTGACCTGATCATCGTGTTCCTCAATCGGGAAGGCTTCAACCTCCAGGGCTTTCTTGATGAGGTCTGATTTGCTCTCCAGAAGCTTTCGCAGGTTTTCCAGGTTGACCTTGTCAGCAGGGAATGAAATCACCAGGCCGGTGTCCTTTGTAGCCGCCGAAATGTCTGCTTCTGCAGTGACGGGTGTTTCTGATGTTTCAGTGGCCAGTGCCTCATCTAACTCTGCGGGAAAACCTGCAGCGGCAGTCTGTTCAAGGATTGCCTTGATGGTGCTTTCCTCTGTTCGCTCGTCGTAGCTTACGGTGCCATCCTTGCTGATGATAATGTCTGCAACCTCGTAGGCGGCACTTGGCATTCCCTTATACAATTGCTTGCATCCGGTTACCTGTGAAATAATTCCTACCAGCTCTTTTCTGGCGCTTCCTGTTACGTTAAATCTGATCTCCATAGTGGAATCCTCCTTTGTTTTGGTAGTACATATATCACTCTGAAGGCACATATTATCAAGCAATTCAGAGCAAATATATGTACCAAAGATCCGCCGGAAAATTGCAGCAAATCGTGTGTATTATGCCTGCATGGATTCTTCGGAGATAGCGACTTCATCGTATTGGTAAGTCAGACCATCACGGATAACCGAAACGCCATCGGAAGTACCTACCTGTTCGATGTAGCGCTTCACGATGACGTCCGCGTATTTCTCGTCTAATTCAACTGTGTGGCAGATGCGATCGGTCTGTTCGCAGGCAATCAGCGTGCTGCCAGAGCCTCCGAAGGGATCAAGCACGATGCAGTTTGTAAGACTTGAATTCATGATCGGGTAGGCAATCAATGCCACCGGCTTCATGGTTGGGTGATCTGCATTTTTCTTGGGCTTTTCAAATTCCCAAATCGTGGTTTCCTTGCGACCGGAGTACCATTGATGCTTGCCATTTTTCTTCCAGCCAAAGAGGCAAGGCTCATGCTGCCATTGATATGGTGAACGGCCCAGCACTAGGGAGGGCTTCTTCCAGATACAACAGCCGGAAAGATAGAAGCCTGCATCAGAGAAAGCTTTTCTAAAATTCAGGCCTTCTGTATCTGCATGGAACACATAGATGGATGCGTCATCGGCCATGACTGCTTCCATATTGGTGAAGGCATCCAGCAAGAACTGATAGAAGGAGTCATTATCCATGTTGTCATTCTGAATCTTACCAGCGGAGCCTTCATAGTTCACATTGTAAGGTGGATCCGTGACCACCAGGTTTGCCTTCTTGCCAGCCATCAAAAGCTCATAGCTTTCAGGCTTTGTGCTGTCGCCACAGAGAAGTCGATGCGGGCCAAGGCACCAGAGGTCACCGGCCTTCGTCATGGTAGGCTTGTCAAGCTCGGCATTGACATCAAAATCATCTTCCTTGATGCCATCCTTCACATCCTCCTTAAACAGGTCGTCCAGCTCGGCAGGCTCAAAACCAGTGAGAGAGACATCGAAGTCAGCGCCTTGCAGGTCGGCGATTAACAGTGCTAATTTGTCGTTATCCCATTCACCACTGATTTTGTTGAGTGCAACATTCAGTGCCTTTTCGTGTTCCGCATCAAGCTCAACAACGACGCAGTCAACTTCCGTCATGCCCATGTCCTGGAGAACCTTTAAGCGCTGATGCCCGCCAACCACGCGACCAGTAGTGGCATTCCAGATGACAGGCTCCACATATCCGAACTGCTCGATGGAGCGTTTCAGCTTTTCATATTCGGGATCGCCGGGACTTAAATCCTTACGGGGATTGTAATCAGCAGGAAGTAGCTCAGCGACATTTTTCTTTTCAATTAGCATGGTGCATTCCTCCTGAGTAATTTCTGTAGGCCCTTGTAGGCGGCATCAATATCACCAGCCTTAGCTTGACCACGAAGTGTGCTGAACTGCTGAAAGCTCAGATGCTTTCGATAGCTTTTCAGTAGATTCATAAATTCACGATAGTCCATATCAGTTTCCTTTCCTTGCACGGAGCAGGCGTTCCATCGCATCATCCATAGGCGTTTCGCCCTTGTACTCCGTCGCACAATTTTCTTTTACGATTTGATAGATTTCCATCCAAAGCCGGTTTGTCTGGCTCATAAAATTCTGGCTCATGGCTACATAGGGGGATTGCATGGCGTTTCCCGTTGTAGGATGTTTGGCGAGGAAACCGTAGTCTGTGATTGCTTCCTCACACTGAATCCACCTGGCAACACTCATGGCATAGCGTTCCAGAAGCTGGGGCGAAACAAGCGACGCACACCTGCGCTCTGCCAGCCATTCCCAGGTTGCCTTATATACTTCTTCAGCCACCAGTGGTTTACCGTCTTTCTGTGTAGCGGATAAGAGCTTGGATGGCTTGGGCATCTGCTGACCTTCTAAATCTGCAGCTTGATCTTCAAACTCGATGACAGTCAGCTTTCGCTTGCCCGGATTACCCTCAGTGATTTTGTCAGCTAAGGGCTTTTTCTTGGCTCCGGCACCGATACGAGCGCCGCCACGGTTGGTTCCGTCCTTAGCCAAAATGATTCACCTCCTTGTCCGGGGCCTATTACCCCGTTTGAAAACGCGTTTTTGTGCGTGAGACCCCACGCCCGTTCCACGGCAGCTGCGCCGTAGAGATTCAGACCGCCCCTGGGGGCTGATGCACAAAGAAAATGCATCTGCTTTATGTGTTGTGCCAGCGGTCACCGCGTTCTGCATGAATGCGTGCATGGCAGGCCTTGCACAAGGCTTTCAGGTTCTCGCGGTCATGGGTTCCGCCCTGAGATAGCGGAAGCATGTGATGAATCTCCTCGGTTGGTGTATAAACACCCTTCGCAAGGCACTCTTCACAAAGCGGATGGGTAGCGGCATAGCTGTCACGAATTCGCTTCCAGGCACGACCGTAGCGACGCTTGGTGGCGGGATCTCTATCATAATGTTCGTAGCGCCTGGCTTCGTCCTTGGCATGCTCCTCACAGAAGCGACCGTCCGTGAGATTAGGACAGCCTGGATAAGAACAGGGACGCTTCGGTTTTCTCGGCATCGGTTTCACCTCCTTGTGGCATAAGAAAAGCCCTGCAGGAAGTAGATCCTACAAGGCTTCTGTGATTTTCTTTTTTGCTAGTCTAATACTATCAGAAGTTGATGGTGTCATTCTATGTCTTTTCGTGCCCATCTTCGGTTGGTTCAGGAATTTTTACTTCCTGCAGAGCACGGCTGTGGAGTTTGTGGATGTAGCGAAGCTCATAGTTCATATCCACGGCGATCTTTTCCCAGGCTTCACAGCAGATGTAGCGCTTCGCCAGAAGATCCTGATATTCTGGATTAGAAACAGACTGAATCACATGGGTGATTTCTTTCTTCAAATTCACCAGCTTTTCCATATCTTCTGTAATCTGTTCTTCCAGGTCGATGATCTTCATGACACATTCCTCCAGACGGGAGTTACCACGATTTGGGCTTTTAGGCATATCTGAATAAGTAGCGGTGCAGCGGGTAGCCAGATCGTTTAAGGAGTCAATCATCTGGGTTTTTGTGATAATGCGCTGATCCAGGTTACGGGCCTGGGATAAATATTCTTTTGCATTCATAGCGTACCTCCGAATAATGAAATTCCCTCGGATTGACCTATGTTGTCGTAGATTGTCATAGATTTGCTTTTACCGCATCAATTAATGCGTTTTGTGTAACCTCCTTCAAGGACAGCGCCTTTAAGATACGTTCATCAATGGTGCCCTTGGTAATGATGTGCTCAATGACGACAGTGCCGGAGGTCTGGCCTTGCCGCCAGAGACGAGCGTTGGTCTGCTGATATAACTCCAAAGACCAGGTCAGCCCGAACCAGATAAGTGTTGATCCACCAGCCTGAAGATTCAGTCCATGACCGGCAGAGGCAGGATGGATGACAGCAACAGGAATATCGCCATTGTTCCAATCAGTGATATCCTTGCTGGATTTTATCTCACGGACATTAAAGCGCTTCTTGATTCGCTGCAGGTCGTGCTTGAACCAGTAAGTTACCAGGAGCGGTTTGCCATTGGCGGCTTCGATAAGATCCTCTAAGGCATCCAGCTTCCGATCATGGAACTCGATGATATCGCCGTCATCATCATAAATGGCACCATTGGCCAGCTGAGAGAGTTTACCGGTAAGAGAAGCCGCGTTGGCAGCAGTGATCTCTCCTTCCGGGAGCTCCAATATAAAGTCTGCCTTGAGTTCCTCGTATCGCTGAGTTTCTTCCTCAGACAGCTGCACTTCGTATTGCGATGTGATTAACTCCGGCATCTGCAGGTGATCGGTAGATTTCATGGAAATCGTAATATCCGATATTCTCCGGTAGATGGCATCCTCCGCATAAGCCATGGGCTTGTAAGAGTAGATGATCTCACCGTTTCGCTTGTCCGGTATAAAGTAGTTGTTACGGTAGTGGGTGATGAAGCGTCCTAAACGTTCTCCAAAATCCAGAAGCTTGAATTCAGCCCACAGATCCATAAGACCATTGGAGGAAGGTGTGCCGGTAAGACCGATGATTCGTTTCACTTTAGGTCTGATCTTCATCAGAGATTGAAATCGCTTCGACTTGTGATTTTTGAAGGAGGATAGCTCATCAATGACGACCATATCGTAATCAAAATCAAAGCCACTGGAATCTATCAGCCAGCCAAGGTTCTCACGGTTAATGATGGTGATGTCGGCTCCGGACATAAGTGCAGCGCGTCGTTCCTTCGGTGTCCCCACGCAGACTGCGAAGGTCAGATGCTGCAGGTGTTCCCATTTTGCAATTTCCGCAGGCCAGGTATCACGGGCCACCCTTAAAGGCGCGACCACTAGGATGCGGTGTGCCTCGAAGCTGTCAAACAGCAGGTCTGCGATGGCAGTCAGGGAAATGACCGTTTTGCCAAGACCCATATCGAGGAGAACTGCAGCGATAGGATGCGTTTCGATATAGTTGATAGCATAGGACTGATAATTATGGGGTGAGAAGTTCATGAAGCATTCCTCCAATCTGTTCTACGCCATCAATCACATAGACCTGAAAGCCAAGTGAACGTAGCAGCTTGTGCCTTGCTATTTGAAGCGGGCGAGGCTTTTTGCCAGGAGCCTTCAGCTCTACGAAAGCGATGATCCCATCAGGTAATAAGACGAGACGGTCCGGCATTCCCGCAAAGCTCGGAGACACGAATTTTACAGCGATGCCGTCATGCTGCCTTACCATCCGGGTTAACTTGTTTTCTATCTGTTTTTCTAACATTGTCATTCTCCAATCAGTGGTTATTTTTCTGATGTGCAAGGTGTATCAATGGTATTTACATAACTTTTCTATATATGATTTTTTATAGCCTATAGAAAAGTTTATACAGAGACATTGATACACCTTGTCATTCGGTTCGATCAGTCTAAAAATTCCTCATCAAAATCGTCCTCAGTGCGCAGGCGAAGTCCTTTAAAATAGCGCTTTCGGCTCAAAGTGACACGCTCGTATCCGGCATTTTCCATAGCAAAGTAGAAGTCCGCTGTGGAGCGTACATACTCATTACAATCGATGCAGTGATTGCGGTAGGCCTGATATAGGTTAGAGGAGTTTTCTTTATACTCATCACCTATGATGCACTTATCCTCTAAGAAATGTCCGAACCAGTCATTCTGGCTACGGTAATCATCGATGGCATTCTGTACGCAGGCCGGAACCGGGATGTGGTAGTCAGCATCAATAACTTTCTTGCTACCTTCGATGATCCAGGAGAGGATCGCGCCGCCAGCATTGTCATAGAGATACTCACTGTAATTCTTGATGTCGCTGCTACCGGTGATCTTGGCATTAAACGGAATGACGATCAGTCTCCTCCAGATACCATCATCGGATGCACTGACACGAGGCAGATGGTTGGTATACAGCACGAGCGTGTGGCAGGGCTTGAAGGAAAATGGATCCTTGTACTTCTTCTCTGCAAAGACATCATCGGTAGAGCAGAGCTGCTTGACGGTAGAGTCATTGAGTCTTGCACCTTCCTGCATCTCTGCAGCAATGAGAAGTCGCTTACCCTTGACCTCCGCCATTTCTGGTTTGATGTTTCTGCGACAACCTACGGTCAGGGTATCCGCAGAAATGTTCCCGGAGTAAAGGCCCAGCACGCGGGAGATTGCATTCCAGAAGGTAGACTTACCGTTGCGGCCATCACCATAGGCGATGATCAGCGCTTCTACATAAACCTTGCCGATGGCAGCAAGCCCGCAGATCATCTGGACGTAATCGATGAGCTCCTGATTGTGCTGGAAGATGAGATTCAAGCTGTCCAGCCAGATCTGCATGCCTTTCTGGTTTGGTGAAACGCTGGTAATTTTGGTAATAAAGTCCTCCGGCGAATGCTCTCTGGCTCCGGCCATACCCTGACGGAGATCAAAGGTTGCCTCCGGGGTACAGAGCGCAAAGCAGTCTGCGTCCAGGTCACGAGGTGAAATCTCCAGCATCGGATGGGATTCCTTCAAGGTAGAAGTCACATTCTTAGAATCACGGCGCTTAATGGCAAATGCCTGATAAGCCTTGGCTGCTAAGAGCTCACGATAGACCTCCAGCTGTTGATCGTTCATAAGCTGTTCTGCCTTGGCCTTTGATGTGCTGTCGAGGATATTTTGGGCACCGCAATTCTTCATCTTATTCAGTGCTTCCATGAGATCTCGATTTGCTTCCTTCAGCTGTCTGCGGGTAAGCTCATGAGCCACGGCCTGAGCACCTGGCTCTGATTCCTGCCAGTAGTGGTCAGAGTAGCGGATAAAGTGGGTGGCAGGAGAATAGCGAAGCTCGTTTGAGAAGTACTTCGCCAATATTTCGGCCTGCCCTACATCGGAGTAATCCTCTGGTTTATAACAGGAAGGATCGTTGTAGAGCTCCGGTGCAACATAGCCCTCCTGCTGCTGGACACGAGCGTAAAAGCGCTGGGCACTGTGCCAGATGGTAGCAAGCTCAGCAGCATCCAGAGGCGGATCACATTTATCTGCTTCTTCCAGAAATGCCTGATAGGCCGTGTCACCGTCGCCATATTTCTTGATGACCTTTCCGGCAAAACGAGACATGGTTGCATTACGGCTGCCTTCGGGAATCGTTGCGCCATCATATTGACCTTCCGGCATATCCTCATCGAAAATGTCCTCATTAAGATATTCCGTCAGATTCATACGTCCTGGATATAAAGCAACATCTGCAGCAGTAGTGCCAAAGAAGAAGCGGGCAGCATCCAGGGCCTTCGTATCGAAATAGGGAAAGATGGAATTGACCAGCTTTTTCATGTTGCTGTAAAAGGCAGCATCCGTCACATAATCAATCGGGAACAGGACATGGAACTTCGGTCTTGCAGGTTTGCCGTTTTTCACTCTGTTATTGAAGCGGCTGTAATGGACTGCGAAGGTCACACCCGGAAAGGCCTGCAAGACATCTTCCGGAGTGATCCAGTCATCCGGATTCTCGGAGTGATCATTATCACAGTCAACTGGAAGGCAGTCACTGCCGATGAAGTTGTCGCCGTTGCGATAGCTGTTCTTATATTCTGCGCACACGTAATCATGACAAACAGCCGACTTCAGGCTATCTTCATCCAGGATGATGTGTTTATGAGGGTAGGAGCAGTTACCGGGATTGCCGGTAACGTCCGCACTGTAAATGGTAAACATCAGTCGTACACCTCCTGAGCTTCTTCCTCCAGAACCTTTGTGATGAATTTGAGCTCACGGATCATGGTCTCCAGCTCACAGTCACCACCGAGGCAGACTTCAAAACCGTTACTGCCGCAGCGAGTGGTATAGTTATGAATTTCCATGTCCGTGCAGGCTGCATCCTGAATACGGAAATAGGTGCGGCCACCATGACCGGTGTCACCACCACAATAGCCAGTGGTACCTGCCTCGACCTCTAAAATGTTGCAGCTGACGACGTCTCTGCTATAGGTCGTGATTTCGGTTCCGTCTTTTAATATTCTTGAATTTTCTTTTACTTCGTACATGTGTTAAACCTCCTCAAGATTCTCAGTGAAAAAGCGCAGGCGGTAATTCTTCCACTTGGCTCGTTTGATTTCTGCTTCCATACCGGATGAGATGCGGCTGCCGAATACCCAGACCTCGGCGCACTTGCTCATGATGGCGTTCCCGAAAAACAATCCCAGTTCACGTTCTACAGGATCGTTATCATCAAGGAACTGCGGAAACAGCAGGTGCGGTGCGATAGGGATATATCCCTCGTCCACGGCAAAGCGGCTGTAGCGTCTGGCGTTTGCCACGTTCGTCTCAACATCTCCGGAAAACGGAGAGCAGATGTAGACGATAGGCCTAAAAGCGCGTAGGGACTGCTTTTCGTTTGTGGCAATCCGGGAGAGCGCTTCACCGGCAGTCGGGTCAGGATAGCCCTCGCTGTTGTGATAATCGTTACTCAAACCAGAGTCCTCCTTTCCGGGCAGATTTAAAGGCGTCCACCTCCAATTTCCACTGGAGATGAACGCCTGATTTGAGCGGACGATTTTTAATCTTTTTTGTAGAAGGGTGTGATGTAACCGTCGGCGCGGAGCTTCAGGCCTTTTGCCCACGGTGGAGTCCTGCCCATCTGCTCACAGATGGCGTCAAGGGACATGCGCGGATCGGCCTCAATGACCAGCTCGTCGTGGATATGCATGACGATGGAGCAGCAGCGCAGCGTCTTCATGGCATAGCAGAGAATGTCGCGGGAGGTCGCCTGCACGATGTTTTCCACAAATTTCGGGCCGTACGAGTCGAGCCGCTCCCATTTCTTTGTGCTGCCGATGCCCTCATAAGTGATACACTCGCCGCCGAACTTATTTGTACCGACCTTCGGCTTCACATAGGCAAGGTTACGTCCGGAGGGCAGCGTGATAAAGAGCATCCCGGAGCGGCAGGAGAAGGTAAGCCCGTAGCTGCTGGTCGTATGCTTATACTTCACAGCTTCCATGACAGCGCGGTCGACATCCCACCAAAATTTCACGATGTTCGGGTTCGTTTGCCGCCATGCATCGACCAGCGGAGGAAGCTCATCTTCAGATAAGCCCATCTCGATGGCTCCCATTGCCTTTAAGGCTCCGACCGAGCCGCCGTAGCCGAGCGCGAGTTCAGCGATTTTGCCTTTCTGCCGGAGGTGGCCGTTTACGCCATGCTTCTCGACCGGGACATGGAACATATGCGATGCGCTGGCGCAATAAATATCGCCGCCATTCTCGAATACCTTCTGCCGCCACATCTCACCTGCATACCAAGCGATGACTCTGGCTTCGATGGCGCTGAAGTCGGAAACATAGAACTGCATGCCGTCCTTCGGGATGAATGCCGTGCGGATCAGCTGCGAGAGCGTGTCCGGCACATCTTCATACAGGAGCTTTACGGCATCGAAGTCACCGGATTTTACAAGAGCACGGGCATCGGCCAGATCTGGCAGGTGGTTTTGCGGGAGGTTTTGTAATTGGATCAGTCTGCCTGCCCAGCGGCCTGTGCGGTTGGCTCCGTAGAACATGAACATGCCGCGAGCCCTGCCGTCGTCACAGACCGCACGTTCCATCGTCTGATATTTCTTGACCGACGACTTGGCAAGCTGCTGGCGGAGCTCCAGTACGTTCTGCAATTCCGGAGGAGCGGTTTTGATAAGCTCTGCCACGACCTTTTTACCAAGGCTGTCGGTTTCGAGGCCGTTGTCGGAGAGCCACTGTTTCATTTGCTGGACGCTGTTCGGGTTATCAAGGTCGGTGATTTCCTTCATGGCGGCAGTCAGCTCTTTGCGGGAGCGGGTATCCATCTCGATGGCTTCCTTTACCAGATCTATATCGAGCCGGACGCCACGGTCGTTGATGTCCTGATCGATGTGATATTCTTCCCAGACCGAATCCGGTACTGGGTAATTGGTAAGCCGCTGCTGGATCGCCATTTCGACCTCCACGTCACGTTTGTTATATGCCTTAAAGACAGACCACTTTTCAGGATCGTCGGAGGGCATATTACGGGTGCGGCCACCATTGGATTTTGTAGGAGCGCAAGGCACGGAGAAATATTTGATGAGCGCCTTGCCCTCGTCCATCTTCTGATCGTCGAGTTTTAAAACTGCACCGACACCTTTTAAGGAAAGTGGCAGTCCCAGCGTAGCCGCCCAGATCATAGAGCAGCGCCAGCTTTCCGGATTTAGGAACCGGGCGCACTCCTGCGAGAGTGGGTGGTTATCATGGAAGGGATCAAGGCTGATGCCACGGTCTGAAAGGTAGCGGGACAGGCAGACACGTTCAAACGCGACATTAAATCCCCACTTGATGACAGAATCGTCTGTCAAGGCAGACAGGACATCTTCCGGTAGCTGCTCTCCCTGAGCCAGATCCACAACATGGACTTCGCCGCCATCAACTGCATAACCGAACAGCAGAATCGCGAAATTCGGAGACTCCGCGTACTTATATAAGCCACACTTGGCAAGGTCGACATCGCTGAACGTTTCAAGATCGATTGAGAGCTTTTGTATTTTCTCTTGATTCATAGTATTTTCACCTCAATTCAAACAAGCGGCAGAGAATGTATCCCTGCCGCCTGCCGTTTCTGATTTACTCCAAGGACTTCATGCGCTTCTCGTGGTACTCGCGTTCATGGTCGGCCTGTTCCTTCTCACGCTGCATGCGCTCCTCATGGTACTTGAGGTCGCGGGTGGCTGATTCCTCCTCGCGAATCTCACGCTTGTGGTCATTGATGAGGTTCTGGATGGACGAGATCAGGAACACGATGCTGAATACCAGCCATATGGCAATCAGTGCGGTCAGAAGGATTGTCTGTAAGGTAGTCACTGTCATGATCGCACCTCCTTAGTCCAGAAAATCATCATCGTCGTCAGTGGCAAAGTCGGACTCAGCACTTGCCTTTCCGCCGAGAGGTTCACCGTCACGGATTTTCTGCAGGTTGTTGAGCCCGCAGGCGATTCCCTTGTTGCCGGAAGAGTTGAAGGCGTAGAACGTGATGCTGGCTCTGCCATACACACCGGAGTAAACCTCGGAGCGAGTAAGAATCGGATTGCGATCTGCATCCACGATGCCAGGAGCAGAGGTTGCATTGGCATTTACGAAATAAGCATTGGCGTAGGCCGGATCGTCCGGACGTTCCATGTCACCATCACGAAGCGGAGTCTTGATGACAGAGAGGGCAGGTACAGACTTGCCATTGCCCTTGAGCTTGGACTCACCCTCCTTGTAAGCGGCCTCGATGGCGGCCTTGATCTTGGCGATGGTCTTGGTGTCAGACTTCGGGATGATAAGGCTCACGCTGTACTTCGGTGTACCTCCATTGATGGATTTCGGCTCCCAGACGTTAGCATAAGACCAACGAGTGTCAGGACCAGTGATTACCTTCATAGGATTGTTGATTTTTACATTTTTGTTCATTTAATTTTCCTCCATAAAATCAGTTTTTGCATTGTTCATTGCCGGACGTTTATCGCTCTCCGGCACAAGCGTCGGTTTGCCCTGCGGCTTTTCGATATAGGCCGTCAGGAGTTCATCAAAGCAGGACTTGCCGAGGAGCTTCTGCATGGCGGTGATGCCCAGCAGCTTCTTCTCATACGGGTCAAAGCCCGCTTTCTCGACCGCGTCAATGACAGCGGCCTCGTTGCTGTATCTACGATTGCTGCGGCCTTCGACGAGCTTGAATCCTGCCCATTCCTTACCGGAGAGAGCCTGCTGCAGGGCATATTCCTTGATGTCGAAAGCCCAGCTGATCAGCTCGTCTACCTTGCCGAGGATGACCTCGATCTCAGTGTCCGTAAGCAGTGGCGGGAGCTTGAAATCATGCTTCGCGTGCTTCAGGTTTGCTTCTGCTCTGGCACGGCACTCATTCTTAGCCTTGCAGAAGCCGCACCATTCTCCGCACAGGAAGTTTCCGTCTCCGGCAAAGGCCAGCTCTGCGGTGGGCTTCAAAACTTCATCCGCCCAGCGGTACAGGTCGTCCTTGCTGATCTCATAGGTGCTGACGTTTTGGCGTCGCGGCTGGTAGATCGTCATGGAGACCGTGTCGATGTCATAAATGTCATCGAAAAGCTCCAAGCTGCCCAAGGCGTAGCATTTCATTTGCGGATTCTCGTCTGCGGATACCAGCACTCCAAGACCGTGCTTGTAGTCGATCACCCGGAGCGTGCCGTCCGCGATGATGATGCAATCGGCGGTTCCGAAGCCCTGTTCTACCCAGCGGGAGAAGTCCACACGCTGCTCGATAAGGACGATCGGATCAGCGCAGGTTTCCTTGGCGGCCTTGACCTGCTCCAGCACATATTCCGCATAGCCGCTGGTGCAGTCGTCCATCTCCTCGGAATACCATGTGAGGCTTTCGGTCGGATCTTCTGCAGGCAGTCCCAGCGCGGCCTTGAGCTTGTACTCGCCAAGGGTGTGGGCGTCGGTGCCTTCTGCAGCGTAGTCCGATCCTTTATCCTCGTAGGTTTCGCAGAGCCTTGCCGATGGCGGGCAGTGCAGCCACCTATCGGAGCTGGATGCAGAGAGGATCGCGTGTGTTTTAGCTGCCATTGCCAATTACCTCCGCGTCCTTCAACATGGCTTCATAATTTGCCGGGTCTATGGCTGAGAGCTTTGCGGCACCATACTTCTTAAGCAGGGCACGCACCTCTGAGGTATGACCAGAGCGGGAGAGGTTAGCGAGAACCGGTCTCACATCCTCAAGCTTCAGTTCCGGCTTTTCTTCCTTTTTAGCAGCACTATTTGAAATCTGCTGCTTATATTCATCCTGACCGGAAAACTGCTTTGCCAGCCAGTCGGCTGCGTCGTTAATAGCAGCAGCGGCTCTGTGCAGGTCTTCTATGGTCTGTGCCATATCTGCCATCTTTGACAT